GTAGTTTCTCCATGGTGTCAACACCATATATAGCGTGTGACTTTAACCGAGCTAAAGCTTTCTTAACTTTATGCTGTACGAGTGATATTGTATCTATATCCATTTATTTTTTTATTAGTGAAAGTTTACTTTTTCCTTGTTTTAATAAATCAAAACTAAATTCATTTACTATAATTTTTAATACTGCATCAATGTCGAAAAAAGGGTAATCATCAAAAACAAAAATGGAACCTGTTTTTGATCTTTCTCCAAAAAAAATTGCCTCTTTAATTACATCTTTTGTTTTGTGTGGTCCATCAAAATGAACTAAGTCATAACAATTTATTGTTTCTTTTTTTTCTCTATAAATTGGTACGCCATCAGAAAATCTTTTTATAAACTCATCATCCTCCATGGTAAACAATGTAAAATTTTCATAATCTATATCTTTTAAAAGTTGAAGTTTCATGCTGTTTGTGTAATTACAACTAATAGGTTTATGTTTATCAAAATGCGAGTAGGATAAATTACCGTAAGGATCTATACCTATGTGCCAATGTTTTTTATTTTTTAAATTCATTAAAATAAGTTTTGAACCTAAACCTCGTCTTACACCTATTTCTGCTGTAAATAAATTATCAGATTTTAAAGACTTACAAGCTTCAATTAGTATTTCATACTCTTGGCTATCCCCTTCAATCATAATTTGAATTGTTGAAGAACTCCAAGTTTTTCTTCGGCTGCTGATATTTTTTCAAGTAACTTATCTATTTCATCTAAGTGTTGAGGGTGTTCACCTATTCCAACTGGTTTTTCTAAATATATTTGTATTGTTGCATCAGCTTCGGATATTTGAGCATTGTATCTATCTTCTAAAGCTTGTAAAATAGTTGATCTTAGACTCATAAAGAATCTATATATTATTTAATAATTTTGTAAATTAAAAAACGCCTTTAAAATTAGTCCCTTTTATTGCAGCACCTGCACCTTTACAATATCCACCTTCTTTCATACCTTTAGGTTTTCCCTCATCATAAGTTGGTTTAAAAAAAGGATCAGGCCTACCCTTACCCGCATCTCCATAAGCACTAGTAGTTGTATCTTTTCGTAAACCGGATGGTATTTTTGTAATATCACCTTGTCGTCTTTGTCTTTTTTTAGGAGGTAATGTTTTCTTTTTTTTTAAACTTCTGTCTCTTCGAGGGTCTTTATTTTTTGGTCCTTTAGGTGGTAAAACTGTGTCCATTATATTTTTCCTTGTGCTTTTAATTTCTTTATATCACCTTTTGTAAGACCTGTTAAGTCCACTGTAGGTTTTACCGATGTTATATCTGGTGATATTCTTTTTGGTTTAAATAAGTTTTTTATCCATTTCCATATTCCCATTTTATGTCCTTACGTTAGTTGGTTTAGGCCCTGCATTACCTGCTGATCTTTTTCTGGCAACAGCAGAGGCCTTTTGCGACTTTGTCATCGCTGTGGCTTTTGCAAGTGGAACGCACTTTGGGTACTTTCGCTTTGAACCACTGGCGGATTTTCTTCCACACTCTTGATATTTGCCACCTTTTTTCTTTGCTCCAATATCTACCCATTTTTCTTGAAACCATTTAGTTAAACCACCCGTCTTCATTTTTTTTGATCCTGCTGGAACACAATTGGGAACCATTTTGTTTCCCTTCTTTTTCATACCTGCTTGAACGTAACCCTCCCAACAAGTACCCCTCTTGTACATTAGTAAGTGCCTTTAAAATTCATACCTTGCATTGCCATTCCACCACCTCTGACTTTAATAGATCTTAAAGTTTTAGCTTGTTTAGCATGTAAGTTAGAAGCTTTTTCTAATCCTTTGACTACTTTTTTTATTTTCATTTCGCCACCAGTATTCATGTTATTAATTTCTTTTTTTAATTCTTCTAATCTATTTTTTTTCTTTTTAGTATTTTTTACTTGTTGAGATTTTTCTTCTTTCTTTTTTTTCTTACTAAAAATACCAAAACCACCACTCATCATTTTAATTGAAGCACCCTTAGATGCTTTCTTTGGTCCCCAATCTTTTTTCTTAGTTCCTGATGGGTCTTTTATTTTACCTGCACAAATTTTTGAAGCGTATGCATTCGCATATGCAGACGGGTAAACTTTAAATTTTCTTTTAGCAGCTGATTTGCCTCTTGCGCATAACTTTGTCATATTCTTTGCATCCTTGGATTAGTTGATAATATAATTTGTTTTTCTAAATCTCGTGCAAGGTTCATTTTTTATACCCCATACTATTTCTATTTTTATACAATTTTGTCCAAGACCAAGACGCTAGCTTAGTGGACCAGTCATAAATAAATAAAACTAACAATTTCATTTTTTACCCTTAAATATTTGTGTTCCCTTTATACCATATATTGACGCCACTACGAGGATCCACAAATTTGTGAACCATGACGGAAGCTGCTGGAATTGGTCAAAGAACATTTTTATCTTTTCTGCTGATCCTGGATCGTCAGAGAAGACTCCCCAAGCAATCACCAATATAGGCAACGTGAGAATTACGAGTACTGCCTCGTCTTTCCAGTCAGATTGTCTAGCTTCTAAAAGTTTTCCTTGGTAAGCTTCCTCACCACGTGCTTGACGTTCTGCATGAAGCAGTTGTGCGTCTGACATTGCAACTTTTGCTTTTTGTTTGTTAGCGTAGATTTTACTTCCAGCACTAACAGCTAATTTGATTGCGCTTAACCACATTATAATATTTCTCCTGTCTTCTTAAACACATATATTCTATCAAAAGATCAATACATTCGAAAGCCCTAGCACCGGATAGTCTCCATCTCCATGTTTGAGTCCAATGCGGTCTTCTAATCCTTACTTTCATTACGCTACCGCCAAAAAATTTAGAAAATCTGTCTAAAATGTCTTTATCTACCATTTCTATACCACACTGAAATGCTTTTCTTCCTTTACCTTTGCCCCATATACCAAAACTTCCTTCACCATCAAAAATACCAGCTAAAAAAATTAATTTATTTTTTTCTGACAATTTTTCGTACGAATTTTTTGTCATTTTTAAGTTTAATTCCTTGTGGGTTTGGTCCTTTCTTGGGTGGTGGCCCAGATTTGACTCCTCCGCTTAAACCTTTTCTCATTTTTTATTCATTTTTTCCCTTGCAACTTGTAATCTTTCATCTGATTGATCATCCTGTTGTTCAAGTCTATCATAATCAAAAATTAATCTATCTGCTGCTCTTTGATTTTCTTGTTCAGCTCTAAATTTAGTTTCTTCTGCTTTTCTTTGAAGATCCATAGCTCTTAAATCTATTTCTTGTTGTTTAATTTTAATTAATGGGTCTTCTTTGTTCTGAGAAGCCATTTCTGTTTTAACCAATTCTTGTGTTATTCTTGCTGCAGCTTTTGCAACTTCAGCTTCAAACATAATTTCAAATTGTTCTGGATCTTGTTGTCCCATTTGAGCCATTTCTGGGTTTTGCATAACCATAGCTTTTACTTCTGCCTTAGCTTTGAAAGAAATATGGTCAGATATATGTGATTGTAATAAAGCGTATACCTGTGGATTTATTTGGACCATTCTTGATTGCATAAATGCCATGTGTGCTTGTAAATGTGCATCGTGATCTTGAAATTCAAACACCGTTAATAGCTTCATTTGTAATGCTCTTGCATTTTCTTTAGCGGGATCTAGTGGTTCTGGTTGTTTTGGTGGTGGTTTAAGAATTGCTTCTATTTGTTTTGTACCTAAAGCCTCGTAAACACGTCTATATGCTTCGTGTAAGTTGTGCATTTGTGGATTTGATTGTGCAATTTGCAATTGTGACTGTGCTAAAGTCACTCTTTGTGCCATAGACATAATATTTGGGTCTGCAACAGGTAAAATATCTACTCTGTTATCAAAATCTGCTTGTTTAATTTGTCTTGGGCCACCGTAAACATCATAAGGATACTCTGGTGGCAAAGATTCACCACAAATTCTTGCTAAAATTTTAAATTCTAGTCTCATTGCGTAGTAACAACGCTTGTGAACACCACTCATGACACGTGAACCCCTTTCCATTAACGCCATTGTGGTTCCAACTGCTCTATTTTGTGTGTCATTACCAACTGCAGTGTCTGTAATTGCTGCAAATTTTTGTCCTGCTTGCACTACAAAGCCCATTAAGTTGTATAAAGTAGGTGATGGTTCTGTAAATGGTAAGTTAAAAAACTGATCTCTAATATTTCCGCCTGGCGCATCAACATCTCTAAACTCTCCAGGTTGAATTGGTTGGTCATCGTCTCTTACTCTTATGCCTCTAGACTTAAATCCTGCTGGTAAATTTTTTAAAGTCCCTGCATCAATCAATTGTCTTAAAGATTGAGTTGCTGCTTGAGACAGGCCACCGATCATATGTGTTAAACCAAAACCATAAAACCCTAAACCGGGTAAAAATTTGTAATGCACAAAATATTCTGTTCGTTGGTAAGTAGGATCATCTGCTTTATAGTTTCTATAAATAGATAAAACTTCTCCACTTCCTTCATCAATAGTAACAATGTATGGAATTTTAATTTTTTTTGCTTTGTCATCAAAATCTTCAAAGTCATCAAGATTTAAATCAACATGCATTTCTAAAATAGTATGCAAATAATCTGGACCAGTGCCTTTTACACCTTCAAGTTCGTTTAATTTTTTTTCTACTGAATCTGGTTCTGAGTTACTATCTATTAAATCTATATCTCTGTAAGTTCCTGCAGCCATTTTTTTTGTAACTTCATTAGCTGTCATTTTAATCACGTGAGTAATTCTTTCACAATCTTTTAAATCAGATGCATAGTATGGTACTACCAAGTCTTCTGCAGGAATAAATTTAGATACAGGTCTATCTAACATTTCATCGTAATAAACTTTTTTAAATGTAGATCCTGATAGTGGTAAATAAAATAACATTTGATCCATGTCTGTTGTGTAATCTTCCATCTCCTCCATCAGCAAGTAATTCATGTAATCTTTAACTCTATCTGCTTGTGATTCGGTAGCCGGTGTTTGTAGACCAATTACTTGTGTTCTTACAGGGCCATCAGATGGTACAAGTTCTTTGTAAGCTTGTGCTTGAAATTGTGTAACAGATTCAGCTAACAAAGGATGCGTGACACCGGAAGCTCCCTTAAATGGTTTTGTCACTTCCTGATACTTAGTACCTAATAAATCTAAACCTTTTATGTAAGCATCCTCCCATTCTTTTCGAGAAGTTTTATCTTTTTTGTACTCATCAATAAGTTCCATACCCATTTCTTTAAGGGTACGTTCATCCATGTCTATTGCTAGATTTGAGTTAAAATCCTGCTCAGGTGTCGGTTCAACAACCTCCTCTTCTCCCTCAACTTGAACGTCAATTGGAAGACCCTCGGGTTGTTCAATCTCCTCTTCTTCATTCTCAAATGTTACTTTATCTATTGCCATAATTAATTGTACATTAAAGGTTTAAACATATCTACTACAAGTCCTCCTTTGGACTTATAAGTTTTTTGTGTATTTCTCATTAGTGGAACTACTTTAATAGCATATGCATCGAAATACAAGCGTGGATCACCTTCTGGAATATTCTTGGTTCCTTTTGCAGGATTCTCACCAGTACTACTATGGTATTGGCTTTTGATTTCTTTTCCTTTTAATGGATGATCTTTTGGATATTTAAACGTATCATTACCAATTGTTTTATAAGGTCTTGTTGGGTCTGATAGAGATATTTTTGTAGGCCCTGCTTTTGATCCATAGAACCTTGCGTTCTTTGACATTACGTCTGGAATAACTGCTTTACCTTTTTTACCAATCCCTTTACCATTTGCGTAACCATAAAATCTTTCATTACCCGCTTTGTACCCTTGTCTGAAACTTACTTTGTCAAACGGGGCAACGGCTACGTAATCAAC